TGCAATTACTTTCGCTAATTTTGCCCAAACACTTAATTTATATTCAGGAAGCTTCTTATTAAACGCTTCTGCATCCACATCAACAATTACACTTAGAGCAAATATTCCAGGTACAGCAGGAAACGGATTTTCTTCTACTACTGCTTCAATAGCAACTACTTTTGCAGGTGGCGTTGAACAAACATACGCTTTCGAACTTGAAAGTATATCTGTTGGTACAGTAATGAATAATAATCAAGGATCAGCAGCAGGTCAAACAACTAGAGGTTTACTACCTTCTGGATCTTCTTCAAACATTAGATGGCAAGTTACTCAAGCAGATACTGCTTCAGGTTTGTTTACAGTAATTGTAAGACAAGGTAACGATACTACTAATAATCAATCTGTATTAGAAACTTGGACTAATGTTTCATTAGATCCAAATCAAAATAACTACATTGCATACGTAATTGGTGATCAATCTCAAAACGTATTATACGATACTGCAGGCATGGCTTACTTACAAATAACTGGTAGCTATCCTAACGCTTCAAACTATATTAGAGTTTCTAATGTATACACTCCAACCCCTAATTATTTAAATCCACAAGGACAACCTTTCCCTCAATACACATCCTTAATTCCTTTAAACGGAAGTGGATCTTATAATGGTTCATTTGCAGGTGCAACTGGTCCTTTATATGGCGTTTATAATTTGGGTATTAATGGTGCTCCATTAAACATGTACACAAGTATTCCAACAGTTGAATCAGTTAGTACAACTCCTTCTAGTAATACTCAAGGTATATTTGCTGACAGCTACAACACAGCCATTAGCTTATTAGCTAACACTGATGCATATGCTTACAATTCAATTTATGCACCTGGTATTACAAGTCAAAATGCTCCTAGTCAAGTTTCTACAATACTTTCAATGGTTCAAAACCGTGGAACTTCAATTGCAGTAGTTGATATGGTTGGATATGGTCAATCAGTTTCTTCTGTAACTTCAGCAGCACAATCTTATGATAATTCATATGGTGCTACATACTGGCCATGGTTGCAAGTTAGATCTATTGAGACTGGTAAATTAAATTTCGTTCCTGCATCAACAATTATTCCTGCAGTCTACGAGTATAATGATAAAGTATCTGCTGAGTGGTTTGCACCTGCAGGTCTTAACAGAGGTGGTTTACCAACAGTAATTCAACCAGAAATCAGATTAACAGTAGCTCAAAGAAATACTTTATACAGTGCTAAAGTTAACCCAATTGCAGTATTCCCAGGTCAAGGTACAGTAGTATACGGACAAAAAACATTACAAGCTAGAGCTTCTGCTTTAGATAGAGTAAATGTAAGACGTTTATTAATTGCTTTGAAGAGCTATATTGGTCAAATTGCAGAAACATTAGTATTCGAACAAAATACTGCTGTAACTAGAAATAAATTCTTAGCTCAAGTTAATCCTTACTTAGACTACGTACAACAAAGACAAGGTTTGTATGCATTTAGAGTAGTAATGGATGAAACTAATAACACTCCAGATGTAATTGATAGAAACTTATTAGTAGGTGCTATTTACTTACAACCAACTAGAACTGCAGAATTTATTCAATTAACATTTAACGTCTTACCAACTGGTGTAACCTTTGGTGCATAAAATAAAAAATAAGATTTGATGAAAAACAATACGAGAATTAGATTACATTTATCTAAGAGTTTATTTGAAAGCATTGCCAAAGAGGTATTAGCTGAGTCAAAAAAAATGAATATGTCTGGCGGTGCTTATACAGAAGCTGTAAAAATGCCTAAAGCTAAGAAGTCAGCTGAAAAGATGACTGATAAGATGAAGAAAATGGAAGAAGGTCAACAAGGAAGTGTAGAAAATATTAAAGTTGGAGCAAAAGTACATCCACACGGACAACCTGAAAAAATTATGACTGTAATCTCACCTGATGGTGGATTTGGCGGAAAAGTTTCAGTTAAAGATGAAAAAGGCGGAACGTATAGCTTTGCTGCTGAAGATTTAGAATTAGTAGAATCAATGAAAGAAGTAAATGCTACTGCAGATACTGAGAACATGAGAAGAATGCATGAAATGTCTTCTAAAGAGAAAATGGCTAAAGGTCTTTACAAAGAAGATGAGATGGAAGAAATGCAAGTTAACGTAGCTGAAGAAGGTCAAGTAAATGAAATTGCAGATGCTGCTTCTTGGGAAGCTATTGCAGCAGGTATGGCAGCTGTTGGATTAGCACCACTTGCTATTGCAAAATTTCACCAATGGTGGGAAAAGAAGCATCCAGAAAGCTTTAAAAAAGCTCAAGGAATTAGCAAAACAATGAATAAACGAGTTGGTGGCAACACACCAGGTCAAGGACATGGCGTTGATGCAACAAAAACTTTTGGTCCACAAAACGAAAATAAGAAGAAAGCAATGCCTAAGTTAAACGAGTTACGTAAGAAAACAACTAAGTAAGATATTTATATTAAATACATCAAAAGATGGCAGTACTAGACCCAAATGAAATAATGTTTACGAGTTTTGAACCTACCGTTCAGAACCGATTTATAATGTATGTTGATGGTATTCCATCCTTCATGATTAAAGCAGCATCTGCTCCAAATGTAAACTTGAATGAGGTTAAGATTGACCACATTAACGTTTATCGCAAGATCAAAGGAAAGGCAGAGTGGCAAGACATGACATTAAGCTTATACAATCCAATCTCTCCTTCAGGACAGCAAGCTGTAATGGAGTGGATTCGTTTATCCCATGAGTCTGTTACAGGACGTGATGGATATTCAGACTTCTATAAGAAAGATTTGAATTTATCTATCTTAGGTCCAGTAGGCGACGTAGTAAGTGAGTGGATTATCAAAGGAGCTTTCGTTAAGACAGCAAACTTTGGAGCTTACGACTGGTCTAACCAAGAAGCAATCACAATTGAATTAGGAATTGGAATGGATTATTGCATCTTGAACTACTAAGATATAAAAGTAATAAAGAAAGAGCCGTCCAAAAGACGGCTTTTTTATTTTAGTAAACTTTTAACTAAAGTTAAGAATCTACCAAAGATATCCATAGTAATACAGTATGCTACAGCTATTATACCACAAAACGATAGGAATATGGTAGCCCAAACAAAATACCAACCTTCCAAAGTCTGCGATACAAAGATGATCCACAGCAAGGCAGCCATTAAAGTCCACCATAAAGCCTGTAAAAGGTAATAGAAAATTAGTATTTCTAACCAAAATACCCTGATAATCAGCAAAATAAATGCTATTAAGACTAAACTTAGTAAAAATGTTGAAAATGTCATGGTGACTAATTTTTTGCAAAGGTACACCTTTTTTAGCAACCAGCAACAGTCTTTACGATAAAAAAATTAAAAGTGTATATATTTATTAATACAAATTAAATAAAGATTATGGCAGAAAAGTTTACGCTTCCTACTGAAACTATTGAACTTCCTTCTCAAGGTAAAGTTTACCCCTTAGAAAACCCCTTATCTTCTGGCAAGATTGAAATGAAGTATATGACTGCTAGGGAAGAGGATATTTTAACAAATATTAACCTATTGAGACAAGGTATAGCTATCGAAAAGATGCTTCAATCCTTAATCAAGTCTCCAATCCAATACGACGACCTATTATTAGGCGATAGAAATGGATTATTGATCGCTGCTCGTATTTTAGCTTATGGATCTTCTTATTCTTTTCAGTTTAACGACTCAGAACAGGATGTTAAAGAGGAAATAACCATTGATTTACAGACGTTAAGCAATAAGTTGGTAGATTCTTCCATTTATAAGAATACAAACGAATTTAGCCTTGTTTTACCGGCTTCAAACAATACTGTAACCTTTAAGTTACTTACTGTAGGTGATGAAAAGAAGATAGATCAAGAGATTAAAGGCTTTAAAAAGGCTACAAACCTAACAGCAGGCGAATTAACCACAAGATTGAAACATCAAATCCTTTCAGTTAATGGTAGTTATGACCAAGCAACAGTTAGAGACTTTGTAGACAACTACTTACTTGCTAAGGATTCTAATTTTTTACGATCCTACATTACAACTATAACTCCTGACATTGATTTAACAGTCGAATTTACCTTACAAAGCGGCAGAGAAGTTTCAGAAAGTTTACCACTAACCACGGAGTTTTTTTTTCCCGGGAGTTGAGTATAGACCCATCTTCAAACGAGAAGTATTTGAGTTAACTTACCATGGTGGAGGTGGTTTTTCGTGGTCCGAGGTAATGGATATGCCCATTAACGAAAGGAGATTGAATATTAAGTTTATTAACGAGCATTTAAAGAAAGTGCAAGAGATTCAAAAGGATAATCAAATGGTTACTGCTGATAAACCCTTAATCACAAAGCCTAACATTAAATCTCCAGACGATTCTAAGCCA